TGGGTTTAGTTTTAAGACCGTGAAGACTGTCAACGGGGAGGAGATTTCCGCCACCTTCCGTAAATGAGGAGCCTACGGCGACAAGACCACGCTGGTGTCGCGCACCGGCAATCAAATCACCCTGCTGTCTTGGGGCGGCGCAACCATCCATTACTCATGGGACGATGTAACCTACTCGACCTACACCGACCCGCTCACGATACCTGAAGGCGCACAGGTTCTCTACTACTACGCCGAGGATGCGTATTACACCGAGGCGACGAAGACATTATTTGTTGGATCTACGCTGTACGCGGTTAACGGTGCAAGGGCCGTTTTAGCCAGTATGAGCGGCGGAAACGTATCTCTTTACTCAGTAACGGGGGAGCAGATTAGTGGCTGAACTATCTATTATAATTCCAGCACGTAATGAAATTCTATTGGAGCAGACAATCCGCTCTTGTTTAGCTAACACACGAGAAGACCTGACAGAGATAATCGTAGTGCTGGACGGTTATCTCCCAGATCCACCGATCAACGCAGAGAGCAATCGCGTTCGATTCATTCACTACCCAGAGGCTATTGGACAGCGCCCTGCTATCAACGCAGCGGCAAGGATGTCAAGCGCTAAGTACATCTGCAAACTCGACGCACATTGCCAGCTTGGGCCGAAGTTCGATGAGATCCTCATCGAGTCGGCCAAGGAACTGGGCAGGAACGTCACTCAGATCCCAAGGATGTACAACCTCGACAGACATAAGTTTGGAGAGGACTGGGCGCAAGACTGCGCCAAGAGACCCAAGCAGACGGATAGGATGTACATAGGTTGGAATGACAAGGGGGAACTGCGTAGCCTCTACTACGGCAGTAGAGAGGCAAAGGGGCCGGACAACAGTTACATCGAGACGATGGGCTGTATGGGGCCGTGCTTCTTTATCGACAGGGAATACTTCTGGGAGACTGGTGGGTGTGAGGAGTCTTTCGGTCACTGGGGATCTCAGGGGATTGAGGTGGCCTGCAAAGCATGGCTCTCTGGTGGGAAGCTGATTACCAACAGCAAGACATGGTTCGCTCACTGGTTTAGAGGAAGTGATGGTGGGTTCCCTTATCCTATCTCTGGTCGTATGATCGACCAAGGACGGAAGAAAGCTGAAAACCTCTTCACAGGAGACAAGTGGGAGAAAGCGGTACGGCCCTTTCAGTTTCTTCTAGATAAGTTTGATCCTCCTACTTGGAAGAAGCCCGAACCTGTTATTGAGGTTGTAGAGGTAGAGGAACCTGGAACAACGGTGCTGTACTACACAGCCAATCAAGAGGCCCCTGACTTTGCACAGAAGATTCGAGATAAGATCCGTGAGAACTCAGGAGATAAACGAATTGTATCTGTAAGCCAGAAGCCAATTGATTTTGGCTACAATCTCCATATCGGAGAACTTGGGCTATCCTACGATAATTTGGTATTGCAGTTATTGGTTGGCGCAAAGAACATAAAGACCAAGTATATTGCTTTGGCTGAGGATGACTTCCTCTACCCAAAAGAATACTTTGATTTTATCCCAGAGAAAGATGATTGCCTTTATCGCGCAGACAACCTCTATCTCATGTGGTCGCGAGGCTCTGCTTATCGTAAGAAGATGAGTGAGGGTGCCGCAGTTACTACACGAAAGTATCTGTTGGAATTACTCACGACAGGGCGGTATGGGGGGAAACAGCAGAACATAGACCTCTTCCACACAGAGATCCCGCTGGTTACGTTTAAGACAGATAACTCGTGGCACAACAAGGCCCCGATAGACAAGGCGTCCGCTTGTCGGGAGATCCCGCACTACGGGGATATTGATGCTCTTCGTAGAGAGTATGGATTGAGACAATGATTGTTTATTACACAGACAACTCCCTTCCAGCATGGCTAGAGAAGCTTTGTCAGAAGCAACTTCGCATCGCAGCGGGAGATCGAGAGATTATCACAGTCTCACAGCGACCTATCGACTTTGGGGATCAGCGAGTAGTTCTGGGAAACATAGGGCGCTCTTACGAGAGCTACTACAAACAGATCCTTGCTGGTATTGAGTTGTGCGAGCCTGGGGCGGTCTTTACTGTAGAACACGACTGCCTCTATACCCCTGCGTACTTTGAGTTTGTATTGCCCTCTGACCAAACCTTTTACTATAACAAGAATGTCTGGTTCGCGGATCTGACTGGCGCGTGTCGATACGCACCACGTAAAGCAATGTCGCAGGGGTGTGCGGATCGAGACTTGTTCCACGCAGCAATCGAAGAGAAACTTGCTATGTGTTTATCGGATTACCCAGCATCAGGCAGAGGTAAGTATCAGTGTGAACCTGGGGTATGTGATGGTCGCCCTGAGTTTATTGAGGCGAAGCATCGTTGGTGTGACAAGCACAATCGTCCTTACAGACAATACAGTGCTGAAGGCTGGAAAGCTCCTCTACCTAACATCGACATCCGACACGGAGGAAACCTCAGCACCCCGATGAGTTACGAGCGAGCAGAGAAGTTTGCTACGGATCTTCCTTATTGGGGAAATATGAGACAGTACCTTAATGGATAAACACTGCAAAGAGTGTGGCAAAGCCTACACACCCCCATGTAAGCAAGGATATAAAAATGAGACAGTTGACAATCAATATTCCAATCGCACCGGCAAATTGGCGAACCACGCTCGCGGGACTTGTGGGAGCCGTTGCACTGGCTCTTGAGCCAAAATTAGTAGCTGGTGTATGGGATAAAGAGAACCTGATAATGGCGGCAACTATCGGCGTGGTGAGTTACCTCGCCAAAGACGCTGGTGTATCTGGAACGGAGAAATAATGGATTTCATAACTCGGTCAGATTGCAATTACAAATACAATTATGAGGCAATCTTCCGAGACGTAGCTAACGGAGAGTTGCCGGAACGAGAGACTTTCAGGGCGCTTGTACTGAATGATTTGTGGTTTATTGTTTACTTCATCATGGAAATTCCCATCGCCAATCATCCGTTTGTTGTAGAGAGATGTAGGATGGTTGAGGACGGCCCACGAACTCATACCCTTGATGTCTGGGCGCGTGAACATTTTAAATCAACAATCATTACGGTAGCTGAAACAGTACAAGCAATACTGCGGAACCCAGAGTGTACTACAGCGATCTTCTCGTTTAAGAAACCTGCGGCAGATAAGTTCCTAGACGCCGTAAGGAAGACGCTAGAAAAGGAGGCGTTGATAAAGCTGTTTCCTGACATTCTGTATGAGCGCCCTGATACTCAGGCCCCTGTATGGTCACTTCAGAGCGGTATCCGTGTTAAGCGAAAGAGCACTTCGCGCAAAGAGAATACGGTTGAGGCGTTTGGTCTGGTCGAAGGTATGCCAACTGGTGGACATTATGATCGGCGCGTATATGACGATATTGAGACTGCTGACTTAGCGAAGAATCCTGACCAGTTGAATATGTGTTACTCGCAGTTAGAGTATTCAGATTACCTCGGTGTTGATGGTGGTATCGTCCGAGTGATTGGTACGTACTACTCGCATGCCGGACCGCTTATCAGATTACAGAATAAGTGTGACAGAGAGGGTAACAAGATTTACACCTCTAGGATTGTTCCTGGTAGTGTTGATGGAACAGCGTCCGGCGCACCGGTCTTTGTTAGTAAAGAACGTTGGCGTGAGTTGCAGGCAGGCGATCATTTTAATCAACAGATCCTTTGTGATCCTACCCCTGCGTATGACCGTAGTTTGAATAGTGAGATGCTCACTCCGATTGAAAGAGCGTTCATCCCACAAGACATTATCAAGTTCATGCTGATTGACCCCGCGGGGGATCAGTCAACTCAAAAGGGTGACGATGCCTGGGCAATGGGAGTCTTTGGAATTGAACGTTCGTCGGACGAGGCGGGAGCCTCTAATGTTTACATTCTTGACTTGGAGATTTCACCGCATAGACATTCTGACGCCATTGAAGCGGCTGTTCGGATGTACCTCAGAAACGGAGTCGTCCAAGCGCTCGCAGTAGAAAAGGTAGGACAGAGTACCGCAGAGATCCATATTGCGAATGCGCTACGCGCACACAATCGCCATGTGAGTATCGAGACAGGTTCTCTGATTATTCTTAAGCCTCAAGGTAGGAACAAGGAAGACCGGATCATCTCCGCAATGCAATGGCCCTTGAACAATAACAAGTGGCACTATGCCACTGACATTGACATGGGGCATGTTGCCCGACTAAAGGACGAGATGGATAAGTTTCCTGTATGGCACGATGATGGACTAGACATCTGTGCGTATCTGTATGACATTCTCAAAGACTATAGATTTAGTCGGGTGCGGAAACTAGAGCCGCTGCCTTATCCGAAAGTAGGGGTGGTCTAATGGCAAGACGCAATAAGAAAGAGGATCTCAAGGAACAAGCCCTTTCCTACTTGAAGAGGGCGGTAGCGGATAACCAAGACCTTCTGGATAATGCAGAGCTTAATATCGACAGCTATATGATGAAGAAGTATGGAGATGAGATTACTGGGCGCTCTCAGTTTGTCACCTCCGATACTGCAGATACTGTCGAATGGATCATCCCTGCATTGATGCGGATCTTCTACGGCTCTCAGTATGTGTGGGACATTCTCCCGCAGGGGCCAGAAGATGAAGAGAAGGCTAGAGCGATGAACGCTAAAGTCAATCACGACTTTATGCAGTCGCAGAATGGTTACATGATCCTTCACGACTGGTTCAAAGCTGCTCTGATGAACAAGATCTCAGCAGTCAAATATTGGTGGGAGACGGAGACTCTTCGCAGGCCCATTGAGTTTGAGGGGTTGACCGAAGAAGAGATCATGGCTTTGCGTGATGATCCTGAGTTGGATATTGAAGGGGCAATCATCACTCTACGTGAAGATGGTATGTATGACATGGAGACACACAAGGTTAAGACTCGTTCTTATCCTAAGTGTGAGGTGCTTCCGCCAGAAGAGTTCATCTTCGCAATCAAGAGTCGGACTGATGTTAAGGATACCGACTTCGTAGCACACAAGAAGCGGGTACATAAGAATTATCTGAAGTCCCGCTATGGGCTGAAGGACCGTGACCTAGAGAATATTCATCAGGAGTTTGAGAACGGTAGTCTGATTGAAGACGCTCGCTTTGAGGATCTTGGTGGTATCGGATTCCTTACGGACGATAAAGAGAATGAGACGTTCTACTTTATCTATGAGTGCTATCTATATGATTATGATAAGAATGGTGACAAGGTTCCTGTCAAAGCTGTTATCCTAGGTAACGAGTGTATCGACCTTGAGGAGAACCCTTATAACCGTCCGCCGTTCTGTACACTGTCGTCTATTCGAGTACCTCACCGCATGGCCGGTATCTCGGTCAGTGATTTGGTCTATGACATCCAGCGTTTGCACACCTCGCTTGTTCGTGCAATCATGGATAACATCTACTACCAGAATAATGGGGTTAACGTAGTCAATCCATTCCGTATTAATATGGATGATGTGATTAACCGTAAGGAGCCTGGGGCATCGTGGAGAACTCTCCATGATATTGATCCTTCAGCAGCTATCTTCCCAATCCAACCCAACCCGATTGCTCCGCAGACGATGGAGATGCTCGGGGTTGTGGCTAAGATGAAGGAGCGCCGCTCTGGTGTCAACGATTACGGGCAAGAGGGGCTGAGTCAACAGACGCTTAACAAGACGGCTGTTGGTATGTCTCAGGTTATGGTACAGGCACTAGAGCGCATTGAGATGATAGCTCGCCTGTTTGCTGAGACTGGTGTAAGGGATCTGGCGCAACAGTTCGTCCAGATGAACATTGATTATCTTGAGCAAGAGGCTGCTGTTAAGGTCAACGACTCTTGGCAGAACATTACGCCAGAAGACATTGACGGTAACTTTGATGTTCTCGTTGATGTTGGTGTTGGTACTGCTGGTAAGGAGATGAAGATCCAACAGTTGATGATGATGTTCAATACTCTGCCGATTGGTATGCAGGCAGGGGCGGTTACTGGTGAGAATGTCTATGAGCTTTACTACGCCATGTACGAGTTGATGGGGTACAAAGTTCCCGACAGGTTTACCACGAAGCCTCAGATGGACCCGCAGATGCAAATGCAGCATCAGCAGATGCAAGAGCAGATTCAGCAGCTTACCGAGATGGTTAAGTTCCTATCGACTGAGCATGATCTGAAGGCTGAGGAGTTGAAGATTAAGTGGGCCGATCTTGCGCTTGAAGAGAAGAAGATCGAAATCCAATATCAAACAGACACAGAGGACATCATATCAAAAGAGAATATCGCAGCACTTAACGTGATGTCAAGGGGGAATTCCAGTGGCACGAAGAAAGCCGATTAAATGGTCAAACGATGAACTCGTAACCAAGATGCGGCAAGCCAAGGCGTTTGAAGATCCGATTGTGCAAGATTACTTGGATATGACAGAGGAGCGCTTGTTCGAGAACTGGCGCAACTCAAAGAGTCCAGAAGAAAGAGAAACACTGTATCTGCAATGTCTAGGGATTGCGGCCTTTCGCAAGTTTGTCGAAGAAACCGTTATCCTTGGAAACATGGCAGAGGCAGAGATAGCTAAAAAACTAAATGATGAACAAACCAGAAAGGGACAGTAACCTCAAGGGACTGTCAGAGTGAATGAGATGGAAAAGGGATTTGATCTGCCTGAGAACATGGAAGACTCCGTAGAGGAGCAACCCGTTATCGAGGCACCGGAAGAGGAAGAGGTTGAGTATGAGGCTGAAGATGTTGTCGAGTCTGACGACGATGACGA